CAGCTTGACGGTCGATCTTGACCTGCAAAGTTCCGCAGGAAGTTTCGTACACGTCGATGATGTTGCCGGCTTTCTTCTCGCTCTTGTTCTTGTTCACCACGGCGCCGCCTGAGAAGTTGTCAAAGCGCATCTTCTGCTTGGAATTGCAGTAGCCGGTGAGAACTTCAAACTCGTGGATGTCATAGACCTGTTGCATGCCTTGCAGAATCAGCTTTTCGCTGAGTGCGACAGAGCCGCAGGCGATAGCGTTCGCGTTGGCGAGCTGAGCATTTCCGGTAACGAACCAATACGGCAGGCCGCCCATTTTACCGGCAACACCTTCCGAGTGCTTGACCATCGTGGAATTCTCATGGATGGACTTGTTCGCGCCGCGCTTCATGTTCAGGGCCGCTTCCAACATCCTCTTGTTGATGTCGGTCATTGTGCCGTTCTTCTTCGCGATAGCTTCCTCGGTCGTGGTGATGGCATAGCCTTTTTCCATCAACTGCGTGTAGTTGTGTATCCGGGTCGGCAGCGCATGGCCGGCAGCGGCAGCGGTGGCACCTTCGGCAATTTCGCTAACTGCCGGAGCAGCGAGGGATTCAACAGCCCAGCTGTACTCGATGTTCTTGATATCGTCGCCGTCTCCGATGTCTGACAGTAACGGGGTGGACTTCGGGCTGGTGTTAAGTATGATCTGATGGTAGTCTTCGGGGTTTACGCCGGAACTATCGGCGGCATACATGTTCTCTACGCCTGTTCTTGCGAACCGCTGAATATCCATAATGAAAGTTTTCATTTTGTCACTCTCCTATCCGTTTAATAGTTTCGCGACCTCTTCCAAGTCCATCTCGCGGACCTTCTTGAAGTCGATCTTCTTAACTGGGGCCGGTCCTTCGTTTGTGCCTGATTCGACTCTTACTGTCGGCTTGATGACCGCGCCTTTCGGGACCACTACCGGAGCGGGCTTGTTCTTCTGCGAGACATACGCGGTCTTCTGAGTCTCGTAAAATCCGGTGATCGCGTTGACTTCGGCGGTGGTCAGTCTTACGACTCTGTAGTCCTGCCCTGCGTTGAACATTGCGTCACGGAGTTTCAGTTTCTGCATCACGGGGTAGAGTTGATTGAACTCCTTAATCCCGTCCGGGCCTTTCGCCGGGAGGTTATACAATTCCTTCTCCGCGAATTGGTTTACCTCTTTGAAGTCCGCTTCAGCCGCCAAAGTGTTGACCTTACTGACAAAGGTATTCTCCACCTGCTGCGCTTCGCGTTCCACATAGTCCGACTGCTGCTTCTCTTGATTGATCTCGTTCAGGGCCTGCTGATACGCCGCGAAATGGATTCTGTTGATCGACGCATCAGGGCTGAACTCGTCGGGGTCCGTAATATGCAGCCGCTTCATGGCGCGTTCGGTGATCATCCTATCGAGGTCTTCGAAGTCCTTCGCGGGGTCGACTTCCTTCGGCTGTGCCAGTTCAAACGCCTTGCGCTGCGTGGCGAGCTCCTGCATCTTTTGGTTGTAGTTGCTGCCCAGCTGCGCCGCGTTGATCAGGTCTTGGAGTGACTGCTCCTGCTCCACGCCGTTGGCCCGGAACTTGATCTTGGCGGTGAAGTCTACGGCAGGGGCCTCGGGTTTCGTTTCCTCTTCGGCTTCGGGCTCTTCCTCCGGTTTTTCCTCCACTACCGCGGGTGTTTCTTTGGTCTTCGCAGCTTCGGGCTTCGCTTCGGACTCCTTGCCGTTGAGTGCGTCAAGTGCTTGGTCTACGGTGAGTCCTTCGTCCTCTGCGAATCTCTGAATATCCATTACGAATGTTTTCATGTTTGCTCCTTCGCAGGCTGTATAGCCGCCACCTGCTTCTTTATTTTTATGCCGCTGATTACCGCCACGGCAAGGGGAACTATTTCAAGGGGTTATTTCTTCGCCACCAGCGTCGCCGTCTTGCCCCGCTTCGACTCAGATGGCGTGAAGGTCACGTCGTCGCCTACGTCCAGCGAGAACGACTGAGACTGTATAGCACTGCCATGGCAGAAGTATTTGCGGCCGTCTTCGCCGGTGATGGTCCCATAGCCCTTGTCGACGGACCAGTCCGTTACTCGTCCGGTCATTTCTTTTTCATCTTCGGCATCTTCGGCATCATTTTCATCATTGCCATTGGCGTCATCTTCTTGTCGGGGAACTTTGCTTCTTTCTTGTCCGGCTTCTTCATTTCCGTTCCTCCCTCTTGCCTGCGTTGATATCTTGCTGAATCTTGCCGACAATGCGGTTCAGCGCCAGATATTCGTAGTGTGCGCTCACGGCCTTGTCAGGACTCTCAGACAACATTTTGAGCAGGTCCTTGTTGATTTCCAGTTGGATATCCTTTATTACTTCCATTACTTGCGGGGCCAATGCCATTCGGTCCACCTTGTCCATTCAAAGGGCCTCCTAACGTGATTGATTCGGGGCTTAAGTGCTTTGCGATAACTTCCTTGCCTGCGCCGTATAACGCTTTCTGCTCTTGGTCGACGCGGGATTGTTCCATCTGTTCGGCTTTCTGCTTTGCGAACATCGACGGGTCTGACTGGAACCCCTGCTTAGCCCAGAACTGCGCTTGGATTTCGTCCGGAGCGTCTTTGATGTTGGCGCTTATATTGTCCTTCTCGGGGGCCTGCGGCTGTCCCTGTGCCCCTTGTGGCTGTGGCTGCTGTTGCGCTGCCTCGGGGTCGGTTACATAATCGTCGGTGTTGCGCATGCCGATTAGTTCCAGTTTCTTCTTGTAGGCGTTGTAGGCGTTCTTAAGCGTTGCAAGCCCTGCCTGCATTAGCGTCGGCATCTCTTGAATCACGCCGGAGATATTGGCAATGTCCGTTTCTTTTGCCCCTGCGCCCATGCCGGCATTGACAACATAGTCAAAGTCGCCCTTGAGATTGTCCTTGTTGACCTGCAGGTCTTTGTTCGTCAGCCGGACTACCTGCTCTTGGTCGACGTACTTTTGATTGAGAAAAACCATGCGCATGAACAGGTCTTTCATGCCGGTTTCGGCAATGTTGCGCATGATCAGTTCCATGGCCTGCCCGCCTTGGTTGATCAGCGCCGTAATGCCAGTTGCAGTTTTGTTAAGGCTCTTTGAATCCATGCCTTGGTTGTAGCGGTTGATGTTGCTGGCTTCTTCGCCCCAGCCCTTGATCATCTCAATCAACTGCAGAGTGTACGGAGCAAGCGGGATTTGTGCGACAGGTTTCATTACGTCGCTTGCGATACCATTGGTTTCCAAGAACTGCTCACTGTCCAGCACTTGGTTAAAGTCTACGAATGCCGCCGATTGAACAATCAGTTGCGGGTTGTTGTTCAGCGCCAGGTTCTGCACCGTCAATCGAATAATCGCTGTCAGTAAATCCTGCCACTGTCCCAGAGCGTCAATCCCTGACACGTCAGGCACGATGCGGAACGGGTCGAACACAGGCGAGATAACGCAGAACGGAAAGCCGTCCTCGTTCTCTTCGTACCTGATAAACGTGTTGCCCTCGTCGGTCACGGTCATGATGCAGTCTTCAAGTTTATGATCTCCGTTGATGTCGGCTTTGACGTAGCTCTCCGTTATCCATATCTTGCGGTTCGGGTCTTCGAGGTCGTAACTGTCGTCGCCCGCGAATCCCTGCCGTGTCGAATCTATGTTGTCGTTGGAATTGTCGGAGTTTGACGAAGATGCGCCGCTCTCCACTATCTCCATGACCTTCGCCTTATCATACATTCCGGTATAAGTACCGTCTTTCTGCTTCTTGCGGATGTTGCGAACGAGTGAATCAATCGTGACCTGTTTCCGGCGCCCAACAAGTTCACATTCTGCAAATGTATTCGCGCCGGGAGTCCAGATTAACTCCTCGGTCGGTACGTTCTCTATCAAAGGATAGTTAGCGGTCAGCTTCATATACTTGACTTGCACTCGTTCGAACTGTTCCCCCGTCTCTGGGTTAGTTTCGACTGTTGCCCCAAGTATTTCGACGTTGTTTTCTTTAGTCTGCCGCATGAACTCTTCTTCCTGTCCGGCAGGCACGATCTTCTCTTCTTCAACTTCGGTGTATTCGCGCTTCTGCGTGACTATGACCACGGAGTACAACTGGTACAGACATTCTTTAATCCACCAGTAGAACTTCTGATAGCCTTTGTTTGGGTACTCTATCTGCCAGTTGCAGAACTGCTGCATCGTATCGGCGTTGGCGTCGTCCTCAGCGTTCCGTCCCTTCATGCTCCCGATGTCAGCGTTGCCAAACAGCATCTTCATTATTTGCGCCGTCATGCGCTCAGTAGCACTCATTACGGACGTGTCGCTCATTGAGTATTGCGTCAGGTTCGGAAGCTTGCCCTCGTAATACTCCTTAGACGAACGAAAGCGCTGCAGCCGCTCCTTATCCTTTGGCGCGATGTTTGCAGACTTGTGGTCGCGTGCCTTGTCCCGCTTGGCTATTACCTGCTTCTCTATGCGGTCGCGGCGCTCTGTTGCACTACTCATGCGTTACCTCGTCCATTCTTGATATTGCATTGCCAACAAACCCACACTTGCATGCAGGCTTAGTACAAATAGCGTAGGGATGCGTCTCTCCGCAATCAGGGCATACCCAAAATTCTCCCAAATATATCATCTAAATCGCTCCTCTCTTCGGTGCTGGTCCGTTACGCTTGGGCCTCTCAACCACGGTGTAAACCATCGACGCAATGTAGCCCAGACAATCCATGATATGGCTGTACTCGTTCTTCTCCGGGTCTTCGAGGAATCTGCCTGCTACTTCCTTACGGTGGTATCCGCCTGTAAATGCCCCAATCAGCCATGAATCGCGTGGGTCTATCAGTAGCATGGGCTGGCCATCAGGCGTGGTCATGGTCAGTAGCTTGCGTATGGCGTTGTCGCGTGTCTCAAACGACACTGGCCCGGGTAGTACCGTAATGCCGTGCTCGTCCCGAAGTATCTGGTTCGCGGTCTTCTCGTCCGTCTGCGCTCTTTGGTTCCCCGCCGGATCCCCGAAGTGCGTGAACGTGTACCCGGGGAAGTATGTCGCCATCTCACTTTTGACGACTCTGCCATGCGCTAGTATCCCGTGGTCGAAGGACTGAAGCTCCGGGTACAGGATGCACAGTTGCGCTTTGGCGGTGGTCTGTCCGAACAGCGTGGCGGGCGTGAGCCCGTAGTCCCAGCCTGATACCATGGGCCTGCCGTATATCGGGGTGAGTGGCTCTTTGGCCACGTGGAAATCATAGCGGAACTCAGGGTACCAGGCTTTACCAAGCTTGATCGTCGGGTCTATCTCCATTTCCTTTTTCCATCCCTGCAACGTCATGCCTATCTTGGCTCCTGCCATCCATTCAGCCGTGCGCTTATCGGGGTCTGCCGTGTAATGAATCCGCATCACGTGGATGCCGTTACGTTTGAACTCGGTGATACCCTCCATCTATTGACACATCCCCAGCAGTTCCCGGAAAAAGAATCCGGGCTCTGCGCTGCTATCTATGCAAATCTTGCCCCCGCCTTGAATTGTTGGGAGTAGTGCGTTCCATGTTGCCTCTGCTTTTTCCCAAAAGGCCATCTCTGTGCAATATACTCTGCTGGCCGTGTACTGTCTCAGTTGGTCTGCGCCCTCGGACACAGCATAATAACTTGTCCCGTTGTCGAACTGTACTGTTTCATACCCTTTGCCTGAATTGTCTTTGAGCTTTCGCGTCAATTTCGGCCACGGATAGCCGGCCGGCAAATGTGAATACAGAAACATCATGCGGTCCTCACCAAGCAGATATGCAGAATCCTCACCTATTTTGCTTTGCACGAATATGACTTGGTTAGAATTATATATTCCATGCCACAAGTGTAATGCCAGCAGTCTCCACGTGATAATCATGCGCCGGCTCTTTGGTATAGCAAGGATTGGTTCTTCCACAAATCGCTGATCCACCAGGTACAGATAATCCTTTTTCGGAAATGGCTTGATCTTGCCCTCGTCGGCTTCGTCCCTCGTCACCAAACAATCATCTATCCACGCCGAAGGGTTTTGACTCCATGACTGCCACTCCAACAGCTTCATTAACTCGAGGTTTTCTTTCTCCGTTAGCATGTTTTTCTCCAATTGGAAACATCTTTCAGTCTCAGCCCGATTAGTAAACCGCATTCAAGCCTGATAATTCAACATTCTTGTTTTACCATTATTTTGAAGGGTTGGATATTTTACGAGCCATAAGCTCAGAAATTCGCTTTTCTACGTCGGCCGGGTCCTTGACTGTGATCTCACCCTGCAAATTCACGTTCGCTTCCGACCGGTCCACGAACATGCCAAGATGTTTGCCTACCTGTACCAATGCAGTGTCACGGCAGTAGAGTTTAAACTTAAACTGGCCATCCTTGCCGATTGATATTTCCGATATGTTCTTAGTGTCGATCGTCGAACTGTCCTTTATATCAGCGATTGTGCGGTATTCGCTAAGCGGGTTCCCGAGGGCGTCATGCCCAATCACCGTGTTTTCCGTCCGGAACGCCAGATAGTTTTTCAGGTCATCCTTGGCGATTGACCAGAGCTCCTGCAATACGTTGTCTGCCGTTATGTCAGTGCGCGCAGCCCGCTTGTCCATGGCCGCCGTGAGCTCGGTTTGGATATTAACATCTGCTAACAATCGAGACGCCTGCTCATTCGCTGTCTTGGGGCTGTACCCCGCCCGAATAGCCGCCTGCGTGCCGTTGAGGTCCACGATGTACTCCGCGACAAATAGCCGCTGTTTTGCCGTCAGTTTGTCGCTTGCCATGTTGCCCTCCCCCTTGTATCGCCCGCGCCCGGATGCGTATCAGTTGATTATCGCGCATGCTAATCGCGTTATCGGATACAACCCGCCAGCGCCTAAATGTTTCCGTGTCATGTCCCGTAATCGCGCAAATATGTGCTATTGTATCCCCTGCGTTCCATCGTTCCAAAAATGTTTGAATCGAGGATTCTGGTATCCGCATTGCCGCCATTCTCCCTCCCCTACCCTCTCCGACTCCCGCCCCTGTCGCTGCCTACGATGTAGACGTGTGAGGGTTTATACCCGTATATCCTGCGATAGATTTACGTGGACTTTATGGTTACTCGCTGCGCTCAGCCTTCGGCCTACAAATAGAGAAAGAGCCACAGCGCCCGCCATGACTCTCCGATTCACTGGGCAGGGGAGCGTGTTAGCGCCCAAAGCTGCTGAGTGACATATCTTGTTCCATTAAGCCTATTGTAATTGATGTTTCCGCAAATTGCAATATATATTTATATTTCGCAAAAGATAGGACTAAAGTCCCATATACACATTGGTTGGTTGGTATATGATAAGGGTAGATAAAGAAACGGCGCAAGCCGAAAACGAAAGGATGATTAAAATGACAAACTTAAGCACAGGGGATATCCAAATCCTAACCCTTGAAAAGCAAAAAAGAGAAATTGATGCAAGATATGCAAACCTTGGCAACTCACCCGAAAGAGAAAAAATGTGGAAAAAGTCATGGCATCTAATGGAGCAAGTCAACGCCATGATTTATGACTCGGTCGGAAACTATCGAAAGGACAAAAGGCACCTACTTACCGGAGGAAGCTTGGATATAAGTTTAATAGAGCCACTGCCAAAATAACCACCCACAACCGAGCCGGGGCGGTATCCCCGGCAAAGGAAGGAGAGATTGACAATGTACGCAGGCATGAAAGCAACGCTGACAGTAGCCCGCCCAGGATTCACCAACTACGCCAACAACAGCAAGATGATACCAGCAGGGTCCGTGGTCGAAGTCACTGGATGGAGTGAGGTAACACAGCGGTTTTTCGGCAAGTCAGGCGGATGGTCCCTTTGTTTCTCCCCCGATGATGCCACACCCGAAGAATAAGGAGGAATTGACATGACAAGATATTACATACTGAAAGACGGGAAAGCAGAAGCAAGCACAGCCAGCCGCAAATCCGCAATAGACCTAATACGCGAATACCAAAAGCATGAAACGCACCAATTTCTTAAAGCAAATTTCAGCATCATTGCAGGCGAGGAAGAAAATATACCATATAAAAAGTAAGGAGTGATTAACATGGCCACGCCAAAAATCCGCAACTCCATTGACTTCGACCCCGCCGTCTACGCCGCCATCGAGCGCATTGCCAGAGAGACTGACAAGCCGAAGCGGTTGGTGATCGAGGAGGCGCTGATAGCGCACATAGCGAAACACGATGAAGGGGAGGAGCAATTAAAATGAAAATATACGCAAGAAAACATGATTTAGAAGTTGTCCAAACCGCAAAATTAAAGCTGTTAGGGATAGGGAAATATGCGTTTGAAACCAGCTTTTTGGGGCAACCTTATGAACTAAACATGAATATGCCACTATTCGATAAAGAGCATCAAGCAATAACATGGATTAAGAAACAGGCAGGATGGACGGAAGAATAAATAATAACAAAGCCCCGCTATTACGGCGGGGCTTTGTTATTATGGTTTACTTATCAAGTTATTTAAGTAGCAAAATCCGCATTTGATGCAATCGAGATTGTCAAAGTGCGAATGTCCGCAATCACAATGTACTCTCAAACACTCGTCATCACAGTTGCACGCCGCAAAACAATTGGGGATAACTGTTTTAGATAATCTTCTTTTCATGCCAGCAACAGAAAGGTTTTTTAGTGGGTATGCTTTTCTTCCCATTTTTTATTTCTCCCTTATTTCACGGTCCAAAATCCAAAACAGACAACAACGGCCACAATCAAGAAAACTAAAACTATTGTAATGTTTATGCCAATTTCAACCATCTATTATCCCGTCCCCTTCTTTTCGCCTATTCGAGCCTGTACCCCTGCAACTGCCCGCCGACCGTCCTGCCCACGCCCCTGATTCGGCTGGAGAGTTCGCGTACACTCGCCGCGCATCCCGCGATTAACTCCGCGGTGACCATTGACCGTGGTACTACGCCCCCATTCTCGCAGCCGTGCCCGATGTAAACGGCTTCTTCGAGCGTGGACATCTCTACCAATGCGCATTGCACGGATTTTTCGAGTTCTTCGATCTGATTCGCAATGGTCTTTTCCATGGGCGATTGAACAGGCCCGCCCACCTGCGAATTACGGGTGCAGTCCCTATCCGGATTATATACCTCGGTCGTCCCTTGTTGAGACTGCGCCTGCGAAGCTTGCGAATATTGATACGCCGCGCTATCCTGTTCTGCTTGCAACATCCTACGCTCTGCCGCGCCCCGGTCCGTGGATTTGTCTTGCAAAGCGCCGTAATATTGGTTTCTCCCTTTATTCAGTTCTTCAACTGTCGGGTTTTTCATCGCTTTCTCCTCCCTTTCTTCTTCTGTCCCTTCTCCCATTTCCACCGTACCAGGTAACTCGCGTAATCCTCGCCGTCAGGCACCAGCCATCGGCATTGCTCAGTTCCCCACTTGGACTGCTTGGTCGGGTTCCTGCACCCATGGGCGAGGGTTTCGGGCGGGGTCATGGGGCTTCGGTGAAGCCCACAATAATCGCTCACTTGTCATTGCACTCCATCCCCCTCATTCTCCCTTCTTCTTCGCCGCGCATTTTGCGCAGTACGGCTCTCCGTCAATCATTACGGCAAGTCCCTCCGTGAGGTCATCAAGAAAAACCCTGTAATCGCAACCACGGCACTCAATCCACCAATTATGCTCCATCAGCACGGACAACGGCACTTCACCCTGTTCAGCGTATTTATCAAATTCAGGCGAACGCTTAATACCATAATCAATAAATTCATAACAGCTACCGAGTTCACCGGCTCCGAACATTCTCGCTTTGCCCCGAGTATCAGCGAATATGACAATAGATGATTCTTCGCTGGGGTCAATGACTGTCCATGCTTTCAATTGCTCATTCCCCCTTCAATTTTTACCATTCGCCAATTCAACCTTCCGAACCGCCGCCGCCAACTCGTGGTATTGAATCGTCTTGTAGTTGTACGCGCCGTGTTTCAGCGCGTTCTGCGCGGCGCGAAGCAGTTCGGCGTTGGCGAGGGCGAGCGGGTCCGGCTGGGGCTTGCGGTAGATTGTGGCAAGGTATTCTCTAATGCCCATCGTGTGCCTCCTTCAGCACTGTTTCTCTTGCCTTTGCCATCGCGTCAGCCCAATTTGCATAAACAATCTCGTTGCTCTGTAAAAATTTCCTCACACCTTCTCTAAAATCTTCCCCGGTCAACCCTTCATCGCACGTGCTATAATCGAACATTTCCAGCTTTCGTGCAATCTCGGTGCATGACAAGTGAGATTTCCAATGATACAACCCGTCGTAGACATTGGTTTGGTTTTGATAGATTTCCCCGACCGCAATTTCCAATCTGCAAAAATCGCAAGTGTGTTCTTTTTGTGCCTTCCGTTTATCGGTGCTAATTATTTCCACGGTCACGCCTCCTTCAACATTTCCGTTATGATCTCCGACGCTTCGCTTTTGGTCATTGTCGCGAAGTTGTATTCGTCGGAGTCGTAGCCGGTCTGAGCGCACAGGGATTTGATAAATTCGATTTGTGCGAATGTCGCGTCCATCGTGTACCTCCTAAAACGGTGTTACTTCGGTTATCGTGATTCGCACCCCGGCATCTAATCGGCTGGTTTCGTCCTCAATCCTCGACCCATCCCACGAAACAATATCCCTATCGTTGGCGATGATCTTCGCCTTTTCGAGTATGTCACCCGTCGCCTGGAAGAGCCCGCATAGGTCGGGCCAGCTTCGGCGATCGGGCATTGTGTAGACAGCGGATATCTGGACCTTCCCCGTAAAACGTTCCTTGATCTGCCATCCCAGCCATTGCAGACAATATGCCTCGTAATCGCAATAGGCTTTTGACGGGAGAATCTTTTGGAAGGTTCTAACCGTCACGATTCGCTGGCCGGTTTTCTTGGTGGCAGGGCGGCCGGGGATGAAGAAGGTTATCGTGCGCGGGGTCATAGGATAATCCACTTCCCGCGGATTTCATCTGAAGTAAATGTGTCACCTCTGTCTGATTGGTATTTTTCGTAAATACCACTGAAAAATTCGCTTTTAATCTGCCGCCCATTCTCGTATGCTTGCCACGCCGTTGCGAAGTCTACGGTTTCTTGAACGACTTCCCAATCTTCTGAAAGGAACGAAGTAATGGTTAAAAACCCTCTGTCTTTCGCGTCGAACGCTTCATTAATCTCCTTGCGCCGAATCTTTTTCCCTTCCCTCAGCGCCGGCAATACTTCTTCAAATTTCATTTCACGCTCTCCCATTCGTCGCATTTTTCAGACCCATCAGCCGGTTTCGCTCTTGCATCACTACGGTATACCGGTCCTTCCGGAATATCAACATAGCATTTCCCCTCGCCGCAATAAGTACTGAATTGGATGCAGTTCCCGCAACATATTAAACCTTCAATACACTCCACAATTTCCTTTACTTGATCATCGTCAAGTCGATCAAATTGTTGTAGCGCTTGGATTGCTTCACGGGCGTTCATCGGATGCCTTGCCACGCAATTAATGCGTTATCGACCGCTGCCCATGTTTCATACAAAAGCGGCTTGTTCGTGTCCAAGTCACCGTCATATAGTCTGCTTAACGCCTGCGCCGATTCACATACCTTCTCGCTTGCTTCAAGTCTATCGAGCGTTTCGCGCATCGTATCAGGGTTTACCGCGCCATATTCTTCCATGTCAGATTCGAACTGTTTCCTCAATTCTTGCACGTTCATTTCAACCTCTCCCTTTTTTATCTTTCCTCGCATAAAACAATTCGCACCATTTTATTGCGGTTAAAGTGTGCTCCGCGCTTTCTGTGAGCCACCCATTTTTATTTAAGATTGGAATATATTTTGCGGGGATACAACAGAGATTCGCAGGGCAACAATTAAAAGCATTTCCATCTAAATTGATTATTTTATGGCCTTTAGGGATTTTACCAAAAAGGTTCTCATATACGTACCTCCTTTTCGAAACTATTCTCCTATCAAGATCAGTGTTTTTATCCACGCTTTTTATAATATATGGTCTTCCACTACGTGTAATCTCACCACCTATTTCATGTTTCCGTCTATTGCTTATTCCGGATTGCGCTTTTATAAGACTACTTTCGGAGTAATGTGATTTATACTCGTCCCCTTTCAACCCTTTTTGCCATGATGGATTTGTTCCGTCAAATCTGCCATCAAGCCCTGACATAAATTTTCTATTATTGCACCAAGATTTGATAGCTAACAGACTCTTGTTCGTGTCAAATTTGGCATTAAACTTATTAGTTAATTCTTGGCGAGTTAACCCGAAGGAGCTATTATGTAAAAATAACTCCTGTTCTTCCGTGTAAGCGTTATACTTACCCACAGTTTTACCCCACAATCTTCCCTATCGCGCTATCTACCAGCTTACCTTCCGATCGTAACTTGTCGGTTCTCAAAACAATGTCTGCGTTATTAATCATTTGTTTCGCCATGCGAGCGATTATCTCGGACCTTTCCACCTCAATCGCACGTGCATCTTCTGTTAGAGTATCGTCCAGCGCTACTTCGATTCGGTCCCCAAGCACTTTTTGCAATTCAACTAATGTCATTTCTTCGCCTCCCGATTTTTGCATTCCCCAATTCTTGCACCGTTGTCATTAGTAATAATCATTTCTTCCCATTCTTCACAAGTTTGTTGACGGTAAACTAATATTTGTTTCTTCCCGCATCCCTCAAATTCAACCTCATATCGCTCGCAAGTACCGCAACAACGGAGCGTGCCAATCTCTTTAGATTGGCGCTCAACCAACACCGCTATTTTGTGGCAGGTCGAACAATTATAGTTGTGCCAGTTTAAAAACTCAATCGCTTCGGCTACCGTTATTTTATCCATATCACACCTCCTCAAATAATCCAACTTTATAATCAATAACTTCTTGCGGTTTTGGTTGCTGCGTTCGGCTGAGATATAATTCTTTGTTCTTCGCAATAGCACTCAACCACGCTTTATATGGAAATTGTTCTCGTGGGCCGAAGGGATACCTCTCACGGCTAATTTTCTGAAACAACTTATCGGCGTCAGTTTCATCGGAAAAATCAATCAACGCTTTCTGTATCACGGTGTTTGATTTGTCGCGCCACGTCATTGTCTCACCCTCCCCACCCAATTAGTTCGCTTAATCCCAAAATCCCTGTACCACTTCCCCACCGTCTGCATCCCTATCCCCAGCCCCGCCGCTACCGTTGCGAGCGGCTCCCCGCTGTGCGCTACCAAGTACCATCGCGCATCAAGTTTTCGCTGCTTCCTCTTTTTCTTCTCGCTCTCAGGCATGCCCCGCGTTGATTCGATGGTCCCGTTCTCGGCGCGGTACTCGGCCATAAACCGCGCAACGTCAACCTTTTTACCACAGTCGCGGAGTTTCGAGTCCGTGAGCGACAGAGAGCGCAGAAATTCCGTGACGAAGGCTTGTCCGTCGGGCGGGAGTGCGTCGGTAAGTTTCATCAGCCTTTCTCCCCATGTTCAAATCTTGCCTGCATTGCTTTTTCGTGCGCCTGTATAAGTCGGATAGACTTATTGCTTACATAATCTCCGCTTTTTTCGTTTCTTGCACAACACGTTATTCTGCTCCCGTAACCGTCCCAATGGAATCCAATCTTACCGCACCATTCACACTCACAGAAATAATAAGGACTGTCAGACATGCCTTCGGGGAAAACCGCTTGATGCAATAACTCATCTCTGTTAAAGAGGCTTTCCAACGGTCCAACAATAGTACTTCTGACACCTGTTTCAATCGATAGCACCCGCATAATGGCCCGCTCTCTTTCTGACGGTATCTGCCCCTTAACTTCAACCCACAAAGGTATCTGAAGTAATTTAAAGTCAGGCAGATACATTTCCCCACTTAGAGCGTGTCCCTCTGCTTCGTATTGGTACTCTAATCCGAGTTCTTTGAATAGGACGGCATATCTGGCCTCCAATCGGCTACGGAACTTCCTGCCGTCGAATATGGTATCAATGGCATGAATCATATTCCCCTCCTAAAATATACTTTCTTCACTACTAAAACTATCCATTATTGACGGTTTTGGCATATCTTCCCACCCAAAACGGATAGGGGCCGATGAATCATAAAATCTCTTGCATGAAGGAAGAAACAAATAATCAAAATTCACATTTTTTATTCCGGTTTCTCTGTTCTTCATCACGGTTATTTTAGCTGCGTTCTCCTTGTCTCCCCTCGCCACCTGAATAAGATTCTGTGTCAAGTTAAACAATACCTTTGTCCCTGCAACATCATCCCCGCCCATAGCCTTACCTTGTGTCTTGCGTGGATGAGCTACCACGTGAACATGAACATTATGCGCCTGCGCGAATGCCGATATGGACCGGAAGAAGTCTCCCTGCGCTTGGTAATAATCCCTGTCCCTGCCGTAGTCAAATTGAGCCGTCATCATGTTGTCTATCAGAAACACATTACACCCGTATTGATTCGCGGCCTTCTGAAACATTGGCAGGATTTGATTTTCCCTTACTGCTTGATCGTTGCGGTTATCGTACAGGAACAAACTTCCCCTGTGCCAGCTCCTTATTTTTTCGGCCACCTCTGGCACAACGTGATAACTGACATACCCGGTTTCTTTATCTTCGTATTGAATCACATTGTCCGGCCCGGCAGCCTGCAAATATAGCCAATGCCTAAACTGCTTCGCCCGAAGTTCCCCCGAATAAGCGCATACCCTTTGCCTAAATTTTAGCGAGTTCAGCAATACTTGCCCAACAAAGGTTGATTTCCCTTCGCCGGGATCTCCGGTCCAGATGGTTATTTCTCCAAGTGCAAATCCACCAATCCCCGAATCAAGTTTACCCATCCCCGATTTTACCCGGACAATCCCCGAATTTTCATCAACATCTGAATCCAAATCTGCCAAATCAATCAACCCGGCTATCGGCATTGCCGGGGCCATTTCTACCATCAAGGCTATTTCCTGATTGTTTTGCAGGGCGTACATGGCAGCATTCGCGTCTTTGTATTGGCTCTTTACCTGCCGAAGTTTCCAATCCGATAACCTTATCTGACATTCGTGAATCATCTTTTCCCCAGGTATATCGTTGTCTCCCCAAAAAATGATCTTCTCGTATTGCTTCAAAAAGTCCCAGCAGTTTTCAATCCATAGAAGATTATCGCACCCGACAGGAACGGATAAAACATTCATTACTCCGCATTCATCCAATGCCAATGCGTCCATTTCTCCTTCGGTAATTACGAGAGGATATTTCGTGTCACATAATTCCATGCCCCATAGAACGGGCTTCCCGCCAACACTCATCCATGACTTTGTTTTATAGTCCGTAGCCTTATACGCCGGCCGATATTTTACCAACACAACTTCGCCGTTTTCGTAGTAAGGCATGGCTATTGCCCCGTCACATTCGCCAACCTTCCTGCGCTCCCATGTTGCCTTAGAGAATCCGCGCTTTCTTAGATAATCTTCGACTTTCTCCAACGCGGTATATTGTGGCAGCTTTTCCGGTAACGGCTTGACATATACCCGACGAATAGGTTCGTTCCATTCTTCATCCCGATCTGCTACCTGCCCAAACTCCTTGCATAGTTCCGTGAAGTGGCCTTTCTTCCCGCAGGTTGCTCTCTGGCAAATAAAAGTCTTTTTGGACTTATTGAGGTAAAACTTCCACTTGTCCTTCCTGTCCCTGCCACCTCCGCAGAATGGGCAGTACATAGCAACGAGTTCATCACCGTGTTCTTTATACGGCTTCATGTAAGATTCGGCAAAATCTCTTACGTTTATTTCAATTCGCCCCCTTACAGGCCTGCGTATAGGCAAAATACTCATCATCGGTCATTGCGTCAAGCTGCGCCTTTGTCATTGTCTTAACTGGTTTTGCTGCTTGTTCTTTCAATGCGTAAACATCTTGCCAACAATGCAGAATACTTTGTTCCAAAAGCGCTATCTTTTCTTCATCTGTATTTCCCAACTTATCAAGAGTGTTTCGCAGCATTTTTTCTGCTCTTGGTGTCAATGGTTTCTTAATCTTGTTCCGCATTATCTTGAAGTCTAAAATAGTTGTTTCGAGCGCAGAAGTGTCTTGAAACGTTTCAGTAACGTTTCCTTTTTGTTTCTGTAACGGTTTCTCCTCTGTATCTGTATCTGTTTCTGTATCTGGAACGTTCTTATTACGGAATTTTTGGACTCTACCCGTTGAAAGGTCACTAACAAATTGTCTTTTGTCCCATTTCGTAGGGTCCCAGTTGTCAAGTATCAACCCCTTGCCTACGAGTTTTTCTTTCGTCCGTTTTGTCTCGTCTTCACTTATTCGCAACGAACAGCCAATTTCTTCATCCGAAAGTCCCGGCAATTCTTCGTTGCATTTCAAACACAGTAACATGATGTAACGTCTTTGAAACGTTTCTTCCATTGACTGAACCTTGGGGTCACTTGCAAATTCTCCATACATTCGAAACCATTGCATTTAATCAACCCCTAAGCAAACCTTCAACTTTTCGAGGTTTTCTTCTGTCGGCTCAGTCAACCCCAGTTCCCAGTATCGGATAGTTTGAGGAGTTACCCCAACTTCTACCGCGATTTGAACCTTGCTTTTTGCCGTTTTTTCGAGTTCATATTTTACGTCCATTTTATCCCCTCCTTATACATAACAATACCACAAGTAATAATACCTTGTCAAGCCCCCGCTCCGCCCTGCTTCGGCTGCTCCCCTTCACACGTTACCGAATCCTCGAATAAGTTCTGCCCGAATACCGACGCAATAAATCTTTCTTCCTGCATCAATTCTGTTTGAATGTTTACGTTCGACAGCATTTTCAGTTTCGCCAACCGGTAAAATATCTTTGACACTTCGAACCCGTAACTGCTGCGACCCAATTCCATACAAGCCCTTAGCGTTGTTCCGCTGCCAGCCACGGGGTCAATAACTACATCACCGGGGTCCGTGAATGCAGTTATGAGGCGTTTCAGCACGTTGACAGGCTTCTGGGTAGGATGCACCTTGGGATATGCGGCTCGGTTGTCTTTTTCCCATGTTTGCCAATTCAAAATCATCTTGCCGTTATTGTTGAACTTCGGTAACTTGTCGCGGTATAAAACTACTGCGTGTTCAGTCGCGCCCACAATCCGCATGTTTGCCTTTAGCACTTGTGCTGAAGTGTTCTTGATGAAAAACAGCGGGTAACTTTTTGGGAATCCATATTTTTTGCCGCACTCGATCACGAGGTTCATTTGCTCGAAAGAACAAAACACGATCATTGCCGGGGCTTTGCCTGCTTCTTTCGGTTCCTTGATCAGCAGGTTGCTGCAAAAGTGGAAGTATTCGACGATGTTGAAAGCATAGTCCGTGTTGAAAAATCCTTTACCAGCCTTTTTGCTTTCGCCTTTTTTGTTATCGCCGTCGATATACCATTCCGTGCTCGAACCGTAAGCATTTTTGCCCAAATTATAAGGAATATCGGCGATAACCAGTTGCGCTTTCGGTATGCCGTATCTTTTATAGTTTTGGAAATTGTCGCAAAACAATTCTGTTTTTATCTGTTTCGTGGTTCGTTCATTCATCGCCGCCCCGCCCTCACGTCCCACACGTACGCCCTGCTCGCCCCGCACTTCTGCGCTACCGCCCTATCCGACAGGTCGCCGAGTTCTTTCTCTATCCGTAGTTTCTTCGCTCCCGGACCGCTTTTTATCCCCAGCTTCGCCCGCCAGCGGTAGACTGACCCAACACGTATGCCGAGTTCGGCGGCGATTTGTTTCGGCGGCATGCCGGATTTGAGCATGCGTCCGGCGGCTTTGATGGTTGTCGCGTCGATCATGTTTTTATCTCCTTCTCAATGTCCATAATTGCCTTGAATATTGGGTATGCTTGCAGCGGCAGAACGGAGTTCCCCAAACATTTTAGCCTCTTCGCCCTGCTCTTCTGCCCTTGAATTACGCGGGGCGGTTCGTAGGGGTATTGGCCGTTAGACGCGCAGCGCGTATCTGTTCGCAAACTTCTTCCCTGACCGCCGCCAGTTGTTCCTTGTGCGTCTCCCGCCGATGGAGTGGCCCATGCTTTTTCTGCAACCGTAACCTGCGCCTGCAAGTGCGTTGACATCTCCAGCGGCCTGCCTGACGTTCTCGCCGTACTTCCGCATTGCCCAGCCTGTGGCGTCATCCACTCCCTCGCCCCCATCCCCGCAGGCCACCCCGGCCACTCCTGCAATTTGTCCACGTCTAAGTCTGTGTAGCCTATGGGATAGTTCATCAGGATTTCAACCCAGTCACTATTTAGTTGGCCGGTGTTATATCCGATTTCCCCCGATACAGCATCTTCTAATTTGCGGATACCCCCACCCGGCGTATTGCGTTGGACCTGCCCGCCACCCGTAGGGGTCTTTGGTGTCGGCCAGTTCTGCGGCCACACGGCCCCTGTCAGGTGCAGTTGTTGCCCCGGCTTGTACTTCTTGCGACCGGGATGATCTCCGCATTCCGCTGTTATCGTGGGCCACGATGAACACCCGTTCCCTTCTGTGCGGCGCTCCAACATCGGCAGCGCCATAGCAACACCATCCAGCACTATACCCCATATCGGCCAAGTCCCTGAGAACAATTCCGAATCCTCCCCCTGGCTGTCCCATAGCAGGGATTGACAGGAGTCCCCGGACATTTTCAGCCACAACCCATTGGGGCTTAATTTCGCCAATGATTCGGGCGTACTCTGCCCACAAACCGCTTCGGGTAACTTCCCCGTCTGAATCATGGAAGCCAGTTCTTTTACCCGCGCAGCTAACGTCCTGACACGGGAATCCTCCGGTGATGATGTCGATTTCTCTGATTCCATCCTGTCGCAATCGCTCTGCTGTAAGTTCTCGAACATCGTTATAAATTGGTACACCCGGAAACCTCCTTTCCAAAACCTTGCAGGCATACGGTTCAATCTCACAAAATGCTACCGTTTCCATGCCGGCCCAGGACGCTGCCAAATCGAGGCCGCCGATACCCGAGAATAATGAAAGCACTTTCATCCGATCATCGTCCGTACCCTCCCAGGTTTCGCAACTCCTGAATTTTGAGTTGGACCAAATGCTTCGCCGCTTGGAACCGCGCTTCAAGTCCCTTGATTTCCGCGTTGCCTAAAGTGAGGGTTGCGAACGCGGCGGATTCCTTTTCTGACGCGTCAACCACTTGCGGGTCATTTTCTATGAGCATACGTATAACCATTGGCGTTCCTTTGGTTCGTCCCGTAGCCGCCGCCTTTGCCCTGATGGTCAGTTTCACGGCGTGTTCGTGGTCCGATTCGTAGTCAGCAACGATCAGGTATTTTGCTGCCAGAATCTCTGATAGTGCGTCGCATTGTTCCGACAGGTCGCCGGTTGTGTTATCGCTCATGGTTGCACCAGTTCGGGGTTTTCGTGGATGTTGCCGATGATGGAACAATATGTTCCCCATTCTTTTGTGCTTCCGAGGGCTTGCCATCCATCGTACGAATTAAAACAAACAACTGCGATATTTCCATTGGTCGCGCCCCATTCTGCCGCGTTAAACTCTAAAATATCCCCCTCAAAAATCATCCGTTTATTTTTGTCGCGCAACCCCGTATACTGCATTAATATTCCCGAACCGTCCGCGCTTCCACAAATCCGCTTCATCTTATGGAACATGCCCCAATGTTGACCGTTTGCGTTTTCAATCTGCCAATATTCGTCGCTTCCGTATGCACCAGACGGATGAATCATTTTCCCGTTTTTCTTGTCCCACGCTCGGAATTTAATCTCTCGCATTTTTCTCCCTCCCCAAATACTTCAGTAACTTTACCCTCGCCTCTCTCGCAAACTCACCATGTGCTATCCTGTGACAACAACCACACAAAACTACGCAATTTCCTGCCGAATCGCTGCCGCCGTGGCTGCGGAAGACCACGTGATGCGGCGGGGTTCCCGGTTCCACGAAGATTTGACATAGGACGCAACACCCGTTTTCGCGTTGCCACACAACCGCATATACTTTTTTTAGTGCTGCGCCCGTCAGCCTGACTCGTTTCTGCTTAGCGAGGAACAAGTTCGCCCTCGTTCATCCCGCCCTTTGCTGCCAACCCCGAGAGAGATTGTTCAGCCTTCGCCTTTTTCAGCAGCCCCAATATCCCTGCTACCACAATCCCCGCCTGCCCTCCGGTCAGTTCCTCCACGCAGTCAACCTGCATATCCTGTTTCAACTGCGCTTTCAGCTGCGCTTCGGTTTTGCCCAAATCTTGCCAGAGTGAGTTAATCTGGTTGTGTTGTAGCGGCGTGGAAGGGTTGGATTTCGCCCCTGCTTCGCCTGTGGGAGGTTTTGCGGCGGGGGGGGGTGTGGTTGTACCCGGGGAGGATTTTGGAGGGCTTGCAGGGGTTCCTGATGCGCCGTTGCCGTCATCGTCTTCTTCAGTCACAATCCCAAGAATTGTTGACATCGCATATCGCCTTGCGTAGGTGATTGCGGACCCGAGACCCTGCATCGTGTTTTTATCATTCAACAGGTCCATTTCCGATTCCAGAATTTGCCCGGAGGTATGATACAAGACCGTTTCCAGCGTCCCTTTATTCACCAATTGCAAAACTGACAGCCCGTTATCTGATAGTGGCTTTCGCGTTTTTTCTACAATTGTCAGCAGGTCAGCATACATACACTTTTTATGCGTAACCTTATTTTCAAAAAATGGGTTTTCTTTGTCTTTGGGGATTGACGGGCATTCGGATTGAAACTTTACCAGCGCCGGGATAAGTTGTGTCAGGTCGTTCATTTGATATCAAGTCTCCTTCCCTGCATCATTGCCGCCCCTGGGACTTCCTGCCCGGACTGAATCGCGGCTTTGATCTTTGCCTTGTCTATTGCCACGGTGACTGTCGTGCGCTTGAAGTCGGCAGGGATTTTGTCCGGGTCGTGAACATCGACCGCCGGCGGATTGTTTTTGATCCGGATCGTAAAAATCTCCGTTCTCACTTCGTCCTTCCCCATTGCCTCCATGCCGTTCTGCAACCGCTCTTTCATGTACTTGGACTTGTTGCGTACGGAGAGCATAAGCGAAGCCATGCGGTCACGTTCGGCCTCCATTGCATCAGCGTGGCGGTCAAGCATTGCAACCATTTTGCAGTACCCTTCGGCCTTGACTTCCAAACTGGCATTGATGGATTCGAGAGTGTCAACAAGGCATTGCATTTCTTCTTGGTCCGCGCTCTCGATAGCCTCCATGACTCCCTGATATGCCGGGATTAATTGGTATAGGCTGATTGTCATTTTTCTTCCCCCTCGTAACATCCGCTACTATATTCACCGGTATATTCCATATATCGTTCGCTGTTCTTATTTTCGCAAAGTGCAAACACAATTCCGTCAATAGCTTTAGCCATAACCTGACTCCAAAAACAGCACTTCTTACATTTCATTTTTCCGTACCCTCCTCATTCTCTCTTACCGCCACGCACAGCGGCTTCTTCGCGCTCTCGCAGTATTCGGCGCATTGCTCCGGGTCCGGCTTGTCGCAGTCCACGCAGCAGATGGGCTTGCCGTAGAGACAGGAGCCCTCGGCGCAGCGGCTAGCCAAGGATTTGCCAGAGGCCGCGAATTTCAACCGGTGTAAATGCCCGATAATTTGCCGTGTCGTTAAATTTAACCTCTAAACTGCTTTGGATTGTTTTCCCTTCCTCATAAGCCTTCCACGCCGTGGTAAAGTCAACGAGTTCAGATGGT